GGGCCTCACTCTACCATCGGCGTCGAGAGTTGGGGGCCGACAAGGCAGGCGACGGTACGCTGCAGCATCGAGAAGGACTTTCTCAGTGCTGAGGCGTTCACGTGTCTGGTAGGCGCCGGGTACTTCGTGGATGACGAAGTGGTTTTTCCGGAAGAGGTGCAACCCACGTTTAATTGGGATGGTGCAGTCGTTTACGACGGCACTTACCGCACCCGATTCGGCCCTTGTGTGTCGCACTCGGCAGTTATCTTTGCATTGACAAACGGCAATGTTAGACTAGCCTTGAGACGCCTCACAGGAGCGCGATTTCCAGACGAACCAGGAAAACACCAGGTATACATGAAGCAGCAAGGAATCTTTATTCGAGAGAACAGATCTTTCATAGAGAAGCTGGCGCGACTTTACGCCCCACACTTTGCCGATTATCTTGGGATGAGGGAGGAATGTCGTTTACATTACGACGACCCCCACCCCAAGAGGGACCTCCGGATCCACGCTTATAATGAGTTGTTGGATTCGGGAGTCTTTTCGGCTAGATTGTGGCTACGCAACGTAACCTACAAGTTGAAGAAGGATGAGTTGGCTAAGCCCGGAAAATACCCACGTATGATCGGCGACCTAGGAGTCGCCGCGTCGCTGCAGGGATTCCGTATAACTCACTTTCTGAAGACAGCGCAAGAGAGAGCCGTATTTGTCAACGGAGGGTTTATTGAATTCGTTAAGAAGCCTACGATGTCTATTTTGACTAGGATCTTCAATGAGCTCATTTCCCCTACCGGGCGATTCTTTTTTGTCTGCTTTTCAGACGATTCTTGTTTTTCCATCCGTGACGGAGGTGAAGTCTACACCTACAATGTGGACATCTCCTCTTGTGACGCGTCCCACACCGCCGCCCTCTTCGACGCATTCGTGCACCTACATCCACCACACGTACAGGATGACGCCAGAATTCTGGTTGAACAGTGTACGTTACCGATAAAGGTGTACGATCTCACTTCACGACGAAGATTCGTGAAGTTGCGTCCGAAGTATCCGAGATTGTATTCCGGATCAACTATTACTACTGCCATTAATAATTTGGCATCCATGTTGATCGCCTACTCATTCTCACAGGTTGCCACACCAACGCCAGAAGCGTTGATGGTTGCCGCTGCCCGAGTTGGTTACGTTGTAACTCTCGAGCGCTGTGAGTTGGTAGAGGATATACAATTCTTGAAGCATTCTCCTGTTCTGACCGCTGACGGTTACAGACCCCTCTTGAATCTCGGGGTCCTGTTACGCGCCACAGGAGTTTGTCGTGGAGACCTCCCCGGCAAAGGAGCCATGGAAGGAAGAGCTAGACTCTTTCAGTCCGGGTTGCTCCAAGGGATGTACCCACGCAGTTGTTTCACGTTGATTGACACAATGAAAGCTGCTTGTCACACTACTGACACGCTTTCTGAAGAGGTGAAGAGAAAAGTAGGCTCAATACTGCAATACAAGATTGCGGAAGCCGACGAGACTCTCCACTTCAAG